GTAGCAGACATTTTTGTTAAACCTGCAAGATCAATTAACTTCATTGGTCTTACATTTGTCGCCACTAGAACTGGCATCTCATTTGAAGAAGTAATCGGTACAGTTTAACTAAAGGTATAGAAAACTATGGCAACCCAATTTAATAAACCACCGTTAAGGACTATCACTGGGTTTAAAAGCAAATTAGCTGGTGGTGGAACTAGACCGAATCTATTCGAGGTGGAAATCGCTTTTCCTAATGAAACAGCAATTGACAATGACACTAAGGAAAAATCAAGATTCTTAATCAAGGCAGCTGCCTTACCTGCTTCAAACATCACACCAATTGATGTTAACTTTAGAGGTAGGATCTTAAAAATCGCAGGTGATAGAACATTCGACACATGGACAGTTACTGTTCTAAATGATGTTGACTTCTCAATTCGTTCTGCTTTTGAAAAATGGATGAATCTTATTAATAAGATGGAAGATAACACAGGAGAGCAAGATCCTGCAGTTTATCAACCAGATGCTTATGTTCATCAATTAGATCGTGATGGTTCAACACTTAGAACTTATAAGTTCCATGATGTATTCCCAACTCAGGTAAGTCAGATAGATCTTTCATACGAAACTACTGATGCGATTGAAGAATTCACAGTTGAATTCCAAGTTCAGTGGTGGGAAGCACTTAAAGGCGTAGGTGCTAACGCTGGCGGTGAAGATATTAACTAAAATGTCTAAATAGTGCTATAATAAAGATAAGAAAAAAATTATACTATGCCTAAACTTTTTGGTTTCTCTATTGATGATTCGGATAGCAAACCCGATTCAGTGGTCTCACCCGTTCCTCAATCCAATGAGGACGGGGTTGATTATTATATTCAATCTGGATTTTATGGTCAATATGTAGATATTGAAGGTGTATTCAGAACTGAATATGATCTAATCAAAAGATATAGAGAAATGGCATTACATCCAGAATGTGATGGTGCAATCGAAGACGTTGTAAACGAAGCAATTGTTAGTGATTTATATGATTCTCCTGTTGAGATTGAATTATCAAATGTAAACGCAAGTGATAAAGTTAAAGATACAATAAGAAAAGAATTTAGAGGAATCAAAGAAATGATGGACTTTGATAAAAAGTCCCATGAAATTTTTAGAAACTGGTATGTTGATGGTAGATTATTTTATCTAAAAGTAATTGATACAAAAAGTCCTGAAGATGGAATTCAAGAGATCAGATATATTGATCCAATGAAGATGAAGTTTATTCGTCAAGAGAAAAAGAAGAATAAAAATATGGGTGGAGTTGATCTCCAAAACGTATTCAAGGGAAGTGAAAAAGAGTTATATCCAGAAATTGAAGAGTATTATGTATATACACCAAAACCAAATTATCCAGCAGGATCATTAGGTGGAACAGCAAATACTAAATCATCAATCAAAATTGCAAAAGATTCAATCACATATGTGACATCTGGTTTGTTTGATCGTAATAAAGGAACTTGTTTATCATATCTACATAAAGCAATCAAGGCACTTAATCAACTAAGAATGATTGAAGATAGTCTTGTAATTTACAGATTATCAAGAGCACCAGAAAGAAGAATATTTTATATTGATGTTGGTAATCTTCCAAAAGTAAAAGCAGAACAATATCTTCGTGATGTTATGATGAGATATCGTAACAAATTAGTTTATGATGCTAATACTGGTGAAGTTCGTGATGACAGAAAATTCATGTCAATGATGGAAGATTTTTGGTTACCAAGAAGAGAAGGTGGTAGAGGAACTGAAATCACAACTTTACCTGGCGGACAAAATCTTGGAGAACTTTCTGATATTGAATATTTCCAGAAAAAATTATATCGTGCTTTAAGTGTTCCTGAATCAAGAATCGCATCTGATGGTGGATTTAATTTAGGTCGTTCATCTGAGATATTAAGAGATGAATTAAAATTTGCTAAGTTTGTAGGTAGATTAAGAAAACGTTTTGCCAACATGTTCAATGATATGTTGAGTACACAATTAATTTTAAAAAATGTAATTACACCTGAAGATTGGAAAACTTTAAGTGATCATATTCAATACGATTTTGTATATGATAATCAATTTGCTGAACTTAAAGAATCTGAATTAACAAATGAAAGATTAGGAACTCTTGCTACAATCGAACCTTACATTGGTAAATATTATTCAAACGAATATGTACGTAAGAAAATTCTTAGACAGAGTGATCAAGAGATTATTGATATTGATGATCAAATAGAAAAAGAAATTAAAGATGGTATAATACCAGATCCAAATGCTGTAGATCCAATTACTGGAGAACCACTTGAAGGTGGAGATTTAGGCGATGTTCCAATGGAACCAGAAATTGATGGTAGTGTCACTGATGCACAGTTAAGCAAAGATACTAAATCAGCCGAGATATAAATAAAATATAACATTATATAAATTTTTATGCCCGATATTATCGATTTGATTGCTCAAGATTCCAAAGCTGCTGACATTAGTTCAGAGATAAAGGATGGTTTGTATGCGAAAGCTGCAGAAAAAATAGAAGCATTACGTGGTGGTGTGAGCAACGCTATGTTTGATGAACCACAAGTTGAAGACGAAGTGGAAGATGAAGTTGAAACTGAAAATGAATTAGAAACTGAAACAGAAGAAGAACCTGAGGAATCAGAATAATGCCTATCACTAAGATAATTTCAACACAAGTAAATACAGCAACCAATGCAGGAACAGCAACTAGTATTAGTCAAGCAACTCTTGTTAGATTATATAATAGTCAAGGTTCTGAAGTAACTGTTGGTGTTAGTACTTTAGTTGGTGCAGCAACCACAAATTATTTTACAATGAATACAAAACAAACTGAATTTTTGCAGAAAAAAGCGACTGATGTTATTTGGACATCTGCTGCGATTAAAGCAAATAAAGTAGGATTTACAAATTAGAAAAATGAAACTCATTACGGAAGAAATAGCAAGCGTTAAATTTATCACCGAAGGAAAAGGTGCTAAAAAGAAAATGTATATTGAAGGTGTCTTCTTACAAGGAGATATCAAAAATCGTAATGGTAGAATGTATCCAGTCCAAACTCTTGCGAAAGAAGTTGGAAGATACAATGAGTCGTTCGTTAAAAAAGGACGTGCTCTTGGTGAGTTAGGACATCCAGAAGGTCCTACTGTAAATTTAGATCGTGTTTCTCATAAGATTGTTTCTCTTACACAAGAGGGAAATAATTTTAAAGGTAAAGCACAACTTTTAGATACACCAATGGGTAAGATTGCAAAGTCTTTAATTGGTGAAGGTGTAACTCTTGGAGTTTCATCTCGTGGAGTTGGTTCTCTAAAAGAAAATAGCGATGGATGCAAAGTTGTAGGTGAAGATTTCATGTTAGCAACTGCTGCAGATATTGTTGCTGATCCATCAGCACCTGATGCTTTTGTATCAGGAATAATGGAAGGAAAAGAGTGGGTTTGGGAAGGAGGAATCCTCCGCGAATCTCTCGCATCTCAAACAAAAAAACATATTAATACATTAGTAGATCAAAAAAGATTAGAAGAACACAAGTTGAATTTATTCAATGAATTCCTATCAAATCTTTAAGTTCTATAAATAAATGTAGATTAAAATACAAATCAATAAAAATGTCCGTTGGCAGCAAATTAGACAAAATGGAAAACATCGAAGAAAACGTAGTAACCAAAGGTGCAAAACCTGCGGATCCTATGCAAAAAATGTCAGGTGCATCTGTAGAAGATCTAGGTGGACCTACTCCTGAAAACTATAAGTCCGATGATGATTCGGCAAAGTTAAAAACACCTGGAAGCACACTTAAGCAAGTTAAGGATATCGTAAACAAAGGTGCTAAACCTGCAGACTCAATGCCAGCTGGCATGAAAGAAGAGGAAGAGGTTGAAGGTGAAGTAGTTGCTGAAGATGAGCAAACTACTGAAGATGTTGTTTCCGAAGAAGAAACTACAACGGATGAAGTAGTATCTGAAGAAGAAGTCATCGAAGAAGAATCAATCGACATCGAAGCAGATGTTCAAGCTCTTCTCGAAGGCGAAGAACTATCAGAAGAATTCCAAGAGAAGGCACGTACTATTTTTGAAGCTGCTATTAGATCAAAGGTCACAGAAATGACTGAATCTATTAAAGCACAGTACGAAGAAACTCTTGTAGAAGAAGTCAAGGCAATCAAGGAAGAACTCCAAGATAGATTGGATTCTTATCTTGAGTATGTCGCTGATGAGTGGGTATCTGAAAATGAACTCGCCATCGAGCACGGTCTTAAGACCGAGATGACTGAATCATTCCTTGAAGGAATGAAGAAACTTTTTGAAGATCATTATGTATCCATACCTGAAGAAAAATATGATGTCATCGAGAGCATGGTAGATAAACTTGATGAAATGGAGTCAAAACTCAACGAGCAAATTGATAAAAATGTTGCTCTTAACAAGAGATTGGCTGAGTCAACCGCTGATGTAATTTTTTCGGAAGTTACCGAAGGTCTAGCACAGACACAAAGGGATAAACTCGCTACTCTAGCAGAAAATGTTGAGTTTGAAAGTGAAAACGGCTATCGTGAGAAGTTAGAAACGCTTAAGGAATCTTATTTCCCAAGCAAACCTAGCACTCCAACCAGCAAGTCTGAAAACTTGACTGAAGAGAGTGAAGCGACTGATTATCAGTCCAAATCAGTATCCTCCACAATGGAAAGATACCTTCAGACAATGACCAGAGTTGCTAAAAAGTGATTTTTAAATCATAAATTCAAACAAAACTTTTTAAACTAAAGAGGTAAATTCAAATGCAAATGTTCAATGCTGAACAACTGCAGGAGAAGTGGGCACCAATCCTAGACCATGAAGGTTCGGATAAAATTACAGATTCACATCGTAGAATGGTAACCGCAGTTCTCCTGGAGAACCAAGAAAAGGCACTTACTGAAGAGAGAGAATTCCTTTCAGAAGCACCTACAAATAGCACAGGATCTAGCGGTGGTACTGCAGGTTTCTCTGCTGGAGCTACTCCTGGTGGCCCTGTAGCAGGTTTCGACCCTGTTCTAATTTCATTAATTAGAAGAGCAATGCCTAATTTGGTCGCTTATGACCTAGCAGGTGTTCAACCAATGAATGGTCCAACAGGACTTATCTTCGCAATGAGATCCAGATTCACTAATACAAGTGGAGACGAAGCTCTATTCAACGAAGCAGACACAGCATTCTCTGCTGTTGGTGCTGGAGCATCTACTGCTGACATCGGTTCTGGATACACTCAGAACGAAGGAGCTACTACTGGAGCACCAGTTGGTTTTGGTACCATTACAGGTGGTAACACTACACAAAATCCAGGTGCACTAAACCCTGCATCTAATGCTACACAGAAGGCTTTCAAAACTGGTCGTGGTATGGATACAGAGGACGCTGAGAGTCTAGGTGGAACTGGTAATCAGTTCAACGAAATGGCATTCTCAATCGAGAAGGTCACCGTTACTGCTAAGTCCAGAGCACTAAAGGCAGAGTACAGTTTAGAACTTGCTCAAGACCTTAAGGCAATTCACGGTCTAAACGCAGAAGCTGAGTTAGCAAACATCTTATCAACAGAAATTCTTGCTGAGATAAACAGAGAAGTTATCCGTTCTATCTACAAGGTTGCTGAAGTTGGTGCTCAAGCAAACGTTGCTGCTGGTGGTACATTTGACTTAGACATCGACTCAAACGGTAGATGGTCAGTTGAGAAGTTCAAAGGACTTATCTTCCAGATTGAAAGAGATGCTAACGCAATCGCACAAAGAACTCGTCGTGGAAAGGGTAACATGATCCTATGTTCCGCAGACGTTGCTTCAGCTTTAACAATGGCTGGCGTACTTGACTACACTCCTGCACTAAATGCTAACCTCAATGTAGATGACACAGGTAACACATTTGCTGGTGTATTACAAGGTAAGTACAGAGTATACATTGACCCATATTCTTCAAACGTATCTGCTGATCAGTACTACGTTGTTGGATACAAAGGTTCTTCACCTTATGACGCTGGATTATTCTATTGCCCATACGTTCCTCTACAGATGGTTCGTGCAGTGGGTCAGGATACATTCCAACCTAAGATTGGATTTAAGACAAGATACGGTCTTGTTGCTAACCCATTCGCAGAAGGTGATGTTTCATCTCAAGGTCTTGGTAGACTTGCTATTAACTCTAACCGTTACTACAGAAGAGTTAAAGTTGCTAACCTCATGTAATTCAGATATTACATATTTTTCGAAAGGGGACTCAATGAGTCCTCTTTTTTTGTCTAAATAAAAATAAAAGTAGTATTACGATGAAACCAACTCCAAGGCAATACCAAGAAGCGGTTGAACGCACAAAAAAGATTAAAGAACATCTTATTAAAGAAGGTTACGCTGAAAATGAAGAATCAGCAGAATCAATTATAATGGGTATGAGTGAACAATGGTATAATTTAATTATCGACTAATGAAAGAATTTGATAGATTTATTGAAGAGGCAGCTTCAAAAAGATGCCCTGCTGGACAGTATTACTGTTTTACAGATAAAAAGTGTAAGAAAATTCCGATGGGATACCATGTTGGTCGCAGAGGATATTTGGAGCATGATAAAGATGATGACACCAACGGTAAGAAAAATGGTAATGGAGGTAATGGAAACGGTAATGGCAATGGTTCAAATGGCGGTGGTAATGGTGGCAGTAATGGCGGTGGTAATGGTGGAGGAGGTGAATAATGACAGTCTCAGGAGCACTTAGTAATCAAATAGCGAACAGGAATTTTCTTGCTCCTGTAGGTTTTAAGTTTAGTTTATCTAAATTTCCAAAGGTAACTTTCTTTTCCAACACTGCTCGAATACCTGATATAACATTAGGAACTGCAATTCAGTCAACGTACCTCAAGGATATTGAAATACCTGGTGAAAAGTTGACATTTGGTGATTTAAATGTTAGATTCTTAGTAGACGAAAATCTCGAAAACTATATGAAAATCCATAACTGGTTAACTGGATTAGGATTTCCAGAATCAGCACAGGAGTTTATCAATAAGACCACAGATCAAG